CCCCCATTCGTCGTCTGCCGCATCACCAACACCCCACCAATCACCGAATCAAACGACTCATTCCCCGAGAACTGAATCCCACCCATCGAATTATCACCCACGTTCAATCTGCGAATATTCTTCACCATATTGATCGTGTTGAAGTTCGTGCCGTTATCCAGCTCCCAAAGCCCATTCGTCGAATACAAGCCGCTCTGCGCATCCACAGAACCCACAATGACCACCGTCCCCGTCCCCGTCGAATTCTCATTCAGCACATGCTGCAACGACGGGCGATTCGTCTCAATCGCCACGAGCCGCACCGTCAGCGCGTTATTCGTATTCTGCCAGTCCGACCGCGCCGTCCAATTCGTCGCCAGCCAATTCGTCCCCGCAATCCACGTATTCGTCGGCACATACCACGTCGTCACAAAATTACTCAACGCCGTCACATACATTCGTCCCACCGGCGAATTCGTGTAGGCCGGTTCGTTGGCGTCACCGAGCAAGCGAACGTCCTTACCCAAGAAGAAGTTGGAATGCGTGTTTCCTTTACCGTTGATTTCGCCGTAGGCATCCATGTCCCACAAGACCGTCGCGTCCTCCATCATGCGAATGAACGCCCCACCATTGTCGGCCATATTCAAGTCAACGCCAGCATTTCGGACCCGCACCTGAGAACCGTAGGTTGTGCTGTCGGATGACCCGAATGTGTTTGTGTAGGACGTGACCGCGCCACGAGCCGAATACAGGCCGCGAGAACCATTCCCGACGATATCGCCTTCATTCGTTGTGGCCCCGTACAGATGCAGGTTCGTTCCGACGCCACCGACCTTGTCCAGTTTGGCCATATTCAGCACATTAGAGACGTTCACGAGGGACCCAGTAGATGCCGACGCCGTCGCTACGGCCCCTGAAATCGCGTCCACGTACTGCTTTGAGGTCGGCTGATTCGTCACGGTCGGAATCACGGACCCGAGGCGAACGTCATTCTTTAGGACGGCATTCGATAGCGTGTTTCCGTAGAAGTTAACTTCACCGGACTGATCGACTGCTTGTAGACGCGCCCCCGTGTAGTCCTCGATGCTGAATTCGGCGCTGCTTGAATCGGGGAGCGTGACTTCAAAATCGGATTCGCCTGCACCGTTCGCGGACCCCATTGTGACCCGAGCGCCATTACCCGGAGAGTCGTTGACCCCTACCACAAGGTTGTTCGTTTGACTCGACCCACGGGAGGCGAGTATCGACCGATTACCCGAGAACACAAGATCACCTTGGTTCGTTTGGGCACCAACCTCGATTAAGTTCGTGATCGTAGGGTTGAGGATGTTCGCCTTTGCCAACGCAAGAGCTTGCGTGCCACCGCTGACAGCGTTTGAGACAGCGTCAACATACGCTTTGCTCGGTATCCCGCTTGTCGAAGTAGGCACGGAAGATTCAAGGGTTACTCCAGCCCCCACAATGAAGTTGCTCCATGAATTACCCCGCCCCGTTATCTCACCACCATTGTTGAGCTTCCACAGGACTGTTCCTACGTCATCATAGATCGTGAACGACGGATTCGACCCGTCAGCAATGCGCAGCTTAACTGACGAGTCTCCGGCACCATTGCGAGAATTGAACTCCATGAGTGATCCGTAGTTGATGTCCTCGCTGGCGCCGATCGTCAGGGCGTTCGTCCCATTCCCGGCTCGATTCGCCATGATCTGAGCAAGCGTCCCCGAGAACACAATAGCCCCGGCATTTGTCTGTGTGGATATCCACAGGTTTGTCGCGTTTCCATTGACAACCTTTACCCGGCTATTCGATAGAGCCAGAATCGCAGCATCGTACAAAGAGTTCGTGGATGTAACCCGAGCAGCCATACCAGTTACCAGCGTATAGGCCGACTCCCATGTGGACGTGCGCGACTGGATAACCACGATCTGATTTGTCAGGTTCGTGGCAATGGCGTACGCGGTCCACCACTTCTGAGTGTCGTTATTCAGGTTGCCATTCGTTCCGCCGACTAGAAGTAGCACCTCGGTCTTGGTGTAGTAATTCGTGATACCGCGTCGATACACAGGGTCGTCCTCATTGACCATGCCGCGACGGAAGTTCGCAGCGCCCTGAGGATCGACATAGAAGCCCGGAGGAGGATTCGTTGGTCCGGGCGGATTCGTCCACTGTGCAGGCGCCACGGAGTACAGCCCCAGCACAGCCAACATTGAGAGAATGATTCGTTTCATCGCAGTGGTGCCCCTACAGTTTGCAGATATTGACCCTGTTGTTCCGCTTGCCGGACTCGTTCATTTTCAAGGAACTGATACGCCTGGCCGAGCATGTTGTTCGCGTGATCGCCGCCCCGCCCATAGTTCCTGTGGTAGTCAGAGGCAGCAGAGAACTTCACAAAGGCTTCTAGGAACGCAGGAAAATCAATCTTGAGCCACGTCTGATTGCCGTCAACGTAGACCGCTTCGTAGCATTCTCCCGTGGTCGAATTGTAGACCGTGTCCGCCGGTTGATATGTCGTCCCTTGAACGTAAGCGGTAGCAGTGAACCGAGACGGAGCCATCTGGAATTCGGCCCATATTTTCAGGGGCGGTGCATCGTCGATTACCCAATAGCCATCACTTGCAGGCTTGAACGAATAGCTCTTGTAGCGGAGCGCAGCCTTGTAGGGATGCTCCCGCGTAAGCCCAATCAACGTCCCAATTGGATACGAGTCCAGAGGGAACTGTGGAAGGTAAACATCAAGGTCGGTGATTTCGGCCCATGAGTTCGTGTCCGACAAGGCGGCAACATTGTTGGACACCAACGAGCGATAATACGTCTCGTCGTTCTCGTACCAGACTTCGCGTCCAGCTTCGTATGTAACGTCAGCGCGCCATCCTTCGCGGAATGCACGATAGTCTACGACGACCGTTTCCGGCCACATGCAGTATCCCCACCCTTCACGGACCCGATTATTGATCCATGAGATGAACTCCTCTTTCTGTGCAGCAGAGAGGGACGTATCGGACGGCTTCTCTGAAAGGGTCAACACCCCGTCATATACACGCTTGAATGGTATCGTGAGCATTATGACACCGCCATTTCTTGCGGAACAGACTCACCCGGTAGGGACTCAGGCACGACAGGCTCCACTCCGGTTCGACCAATGTTCGCGTTCTGGTTCTGCTCAATCTGGAAATTCAGATATTTCATGTAGTTCTCGATCATGGCAACAGACGCAGGCGAAAGCGGCCCATAAGCACCGGGATTATTCATCCGAGCCATGTACAACTCCGTCACGATCCTCATGCGAGTCTCAGGGTCCTCGATGTCCGGTGGATACATCGGCTCCACACCAGCCACGAGATTGGCAAAGGTTTGAGTCGTTTCCTCAGTTACCCGTGCCGCGTTCGCCCCGGCAGTCGGAATCATCGCTCCCCAGTTCGGGTCAATGTCAGAAATCAGCGACCGGACGAACTCGCCATACGGCATGAGTCCCTTGGGGTCGAACCCTTGGATCGACTTCAAGACCTCAATCTTGCGGAGCAGATATTCCGAGTCGAACGACTCCACCTTGTATTGGAGCGTGTTGTCGTACCCCTGCTTGAGCTGTTCGACGTGTTCGGGACGCAGTCCGGCCACAGCGAAAAGAACCTCTGGCGGATAGAACTCCAAGGCCAAGGAAAGAGTCATGTCGAGGACTTCGACGATGCTATCGAGGAAACGATTGACGCGCATCTGTCTGGCAGGAGTAATTATCCCCTCCTCTGCCAAGCCGTCAGCGCGTGCGAAATACTCTGAAATCTCTTTCCGGCACTCCTCCAACATGGCCTCGGCAGCGGACGGATATGGCGGAGGCACAATGTATCCAGGCTCCCGGCCACCTTGCACCCGTCCAAGCACCGCATTTGGCGCAAGAGAGGTCGCATACTTCGGAAGGCCAGTACCACCCGGACCGCCCGGCATATTTGTTACAGGCGGGTTTGTGTTGCGCTGGACGTGGTCAATAAACGAATCACGGATGATCTTTCCGATTTCCTGCTCAGACATCGCCAGCTCGGGGATTCCGCGAGACTCAATCAAGAGCCTGTTTCGGTTTTCCCGTGTCACGGCCACAAATGGATAGCCGCCATGATCCCGAGCGAATAGAACGCGAGGCTTCGCCATACCAGCCCCATGGTTCCATGTGTAGACGTAGACCCCCACAGAACCGTATTCGTCTGCCTTCCGACAGTACGTCTCGATGATCTCATAAAGCCCGTCATGGCGCTCGGTTGCGTTCTGCAAGACACGAGTGCCGACCTCATTGTCCATTCCCGGTGACGAGGACATCCCCTCTTGCCCTTCGCCATCGTCGGGGGCTACCTTCTGAACGAATTCGTCGGACCAACCTTCTGTGGCCGCCATAGCAAGAATGTCTGCACGAGGATACCACCAGCGCCGGGAAATCCATCGCGCAGTCTGAATTGACGTGGTGTTTGACGGAATGACGATATCCTCACGCAACCGGCACGCGGTGATCTCTGGACCCGCATAAACCGTAACCGGCATCGGGAACTCCATAATGCCGTCCTCATAGAACGATCTCGCCATCTTTGTCACCCGGCGCGGACGCAAGTTCGGGAACATGGCCGAAATCAAATTCTTGAGCGAATCAATCTGTGCCGGATCGTTAATCATGCCCATGACGAGGTCCAGTTCGTCATCGGTGATCGGCCTGTCCGGGTTCTGTGATTGAATCAGAGAGATGACCTGTTGACCAAACGACGTGGCGTCCAGTCGTTCGACCTTGATGCCCTTGCGCTCGACGAAGTCCACATGAAAGATACAGGCCCCAGGAGAATCACCAAACGAATACTGGGCAGCCAGTTCCAATTCAACCGGCCAATTCTTCTTCCACTTGGAATTCACGACCCACCGGAGAAGCTGTTGTCCACGAGAGGCTACCTCGGTATCTTCCTCGCCTACTCCGTGAACGACACTCTTTGCATCGAACGCCCGACGTGTAGCTAGGACGACATCGTTCACGCACTCATTGACGATCTTGTCGGCCAGCATGTGCCGAACATCCGAAGCCCCTTCAAACGGGAGTGCATCTTTTCCGAGGTCCTTAGAGTGCTTGCGACCATCCTTTGACTGGCCAGTCCATCGGCAGAAACGAATGTCGCCGGCCTCCTGATGACTCAGGACTACACCAGAGGACGACATCCCGACCTCTTCGTCATACTCCTGGCGAATAGCGTTAAACTCGTCATCGGAGACTTTTTGCTCCAGCTCGTCACCTTCTATTTCGCCGGAATAACTCACGCAACCCTCACCATTTTACCATCACGCCATACAAAACGCTTCGCCCGACCAAAACGAGTCAGGTTTGCAGGAGCCGCGATCTTTGAGGCCACCGTAGTTTTACGAGAGACATACGGTATCTCACGGATGATCCCGCGACGAGCCATGTCTTTCTTGTACTCAGGGGTCCACTCCTCGCCATGCGCGAGCTTCGCGTTCAGGAAGATTTCCATAGGAATATCATACCCGGCGCGAATCTCGCCGTTTGGCGAGGAGGTTCGCGGAGTCCTGTCCCGAATCATGGACTGGGACTCCGCGACCACTCGATCAAGTTTCTCTTGCGTATACAAGAGGCTTGCCTCCTAGCGGAGATAACGACGCGTGAAGTACAAGCGAACCTCGCCGGAAGTCAGCGTAGACAACGCCTCATCCGAATTAGGCGTAAACGTCAGGACGACCGGAGCCGCCGTGGTATACACCTTGTACCCGACCACACCAGCCGCGGGAGCGCGGAGGAATGTCGAGTTGTAGTTTGTGGCAGCGGCAATGAGGTTCGTCAGCACCGTTCCTGTGGTCATCGAGACCGCAGGACGGAATAGAATCTCTGTGCCGTCCACATTGAGTTCTGTACTTTCGAGGTACAGATTCGCCGTGGTGCCATCACCAATCGTCAGGGCGGTAGACGTGGTGAACGCATTGGTTCCATTGTCAAACGGAGTGTGCAGCGCGAGATATTCGAACTGAACAATGCAGTTTGTCGGAATGGAGTTACTGAACGCTTCGGCAGTGTTCGTTGCGGTTTGCGTGAAGTCACTCGCCTTGATTACAACGTAATCAGTTGCATGCTTCTCAGCCATTTCAGCAACACCCATCTGGGTCCACTGAAAGGTATTCGCGTTCGCAGACACAGCTACGGCCATAAGGACCGCAGACAATCCAAACTTCAACTTCTTCATGATCTTTTTCCTTTCGCGCTGGAGCCTCCCGGCAGTGTGACCTACCGGGAGGCGGAGCAACGCATTCAGAGATTACTTCTTCTTCGCAGCCTGTTCATTCAACTTGGCCGCGAGTCCTTCGACTTTAAGCCGGTTTTCCTCACACTTCGCCTTGATCCGAGCAGCCTGCTCATCAAGAGCAGCCTGTTGAGCCAGAGCGCCAGCGAGAAGGTTCAGCAGATTCACCTTGTGTTGCTTCTCAGTAACACCGGCCTGTGCCTTGCGGAATTCAGCCTCACACTCCTCCACAGGAAGATCGACGAATTTGCGAGCAAGCGCCTCGACTTCCTTGGGATCAATGTTACTGGCATACCGCGCCAAGATCGTGTTCTCGGCGTACATTTCCTTGAGCTTATCCATGATGTCTCCTTTACGACGCGATCAACGCCATGCCCTGACCCTTGCCGGTCAACTGACCGAGGCCCATGAAGCAGTCGATGAAGCCCTTGGGACCAGAACCATCTTCGGGCAGGTTCGTGTTGCTGATGGGTTGCATCCAGCGGGTTTCCCACAGGTCGGGATCGAAGAACAGCCCCGACTTCGTGGAGTAACCGGACGTAGGAGCGCCAGTCGTGAGGTCACGATACAGGAACTCGCTGATGAACAGGTTGATCGTCCCGAAGGAAGTTTCAATGGTCCGAACGACCTTCTTGAACTTCTCAGGGTTGCTCTGCGTCCACAGGACTCGAGTATTCGCGGTGATGGAAGCGGGTTGATAGTTCGTGAACGTATCAAACGCAGCCTTCAGTTCGCGGCCACAAGCACCCATGAGGTCCAGCGCGGACTTCTTCTCGCTGAACATCGAGGACAGCATCGTAGTCACGGCCAACTCATCGAACGCGGCAAGCGTCGAAGTGTAGTTGTTGGCAGTAGACGGACGCTGAGACGCAGGAACCGGAATCGTTCCACCCTGGGTTGTACTCTGGAGGCCAGAAAACATACCACGGGTCAACCAAGGCGTTCCACCAGTCTGCGGTGTGCAGTTCTGGTTCGACAGGATGACCTGTTCCATGATGCGGTTCAGGTACGTGATCGCCAGCATGCGCTGATGACCAGCAGTGTTGCGGCCCTGACCAGCGGCGGCAGTCAACGCACGACGCTTGGTAACGCCCCACTCACGACGGAAGTGCTGGACACAGCCGAAGATTTCGACCTGTTCCGTGGTTTCCGGGTTTGTGGCTGCGGCCCCATCCATCACGCCAGTACTCGGGACATTGTCCAGAGATTCAGCGATGCTGGAATATAGGGAGTTTGTGACGGGCGACCCCTTGCCAATCATGGCGAGAACGGGAGTTGCCTCGGCCTCAATCTGAGTGATTGAGTCTTTGATATTCTGGAGTTTGCCTACCAGTGCGGCTTCATTACCTGCGGGCATGTGATTGATTCTTCTTTCTACAAGTCATCGAGAGCGGCGGCAGCAGCAGCCTTATCCCCGAGTTTCTTTCGAGACTCAGTGAACGCGGCTTCATTGAACGAGCCTTTCGCTACAGGACGACGTGCGGGAGTTGTGGCGACTGGCTTAATGTCCAGCACGCCGGGTTTCTTTGCGGGTACAACTGGAGCTTTCGCCGTTTTAGCCAACGCAGCGCGTTGCTCACGGAGAGCGCGACCAGCCTTCATGTCGGACAATTGCAGCCTCTTGGCGGCATCATAGGACGAGTTCGCACGGGACTGGATTGAACCCAGTTTCGCGTCAACAGTAGCGAACTCACGCCGAACCTCGGCGGCAGTCTTGGCTACAGTCAGATCTTCGCTTTCGATTCCATCGAAGTGTTCAAGCAAAAAGTTCTTTCGTTCTTGCAGCTTGTTGGCCTCAAGTACCATCGCGTGATCTTCTTTCGACAGATATGTCGGATCGAGCTGGAGTCGTTCCGCCACAATAGCGTCAGACTCAGCATTTCGGGCTTCAGCGGCTTCAAGCTTGGCCCTTGCGGACTCAAGTTCAGCACGGACTTTCGCCTTCTCTTTTCCGATTTCGCGGTCGAAGATCGCTTGCGCTTCTTCGTCAAGACCCTTTGGCTTTGCATCGGCTTCCGGTTCGGCAGCGGCAGGCTCAGACTCGGGAGCGGCCTCAGGCTCATGAGTCTCAACGGCTTCAGTCTCGACGGCAGGAGTTTCCTCCACAACGTCAAGGTTTTCCAGTTCTGCTACAGCTACATCGACCTCAGCACTGTCATTCGGCATGTGTTCCCCACAAGTAGGTTTTTGCATCGTTGGAACCCCCAAACGAAGAAAGGGCGCGACAGGAAGAATCCCGTCACGCCCTCACGAAACCACAGGAAAGGAACTTTGCGCTAGTTCATTCTTTACATTGTGCCAATTCTGCCAATTTCTTTTCCTTGGTCCGACGCACCCATTTATTGATTCTGCCGGAGGTTTTCGCGCCCATGTACGTTGTACGGAATGGATGATCCGCTTTCGGTTTGTATCGGTTGCTCACTTTGTGGCATCCAATATTTGCCGGACCTTCAAAACGTCGGCATGGGAAAACCGTCGATACGTCATCCCTGGAAACACCATCGTCCGAATCTGGCCCAGTTGGGCCAATGCGTAAACGGTGTACTTCGACCGCTTGAGAATGTCCACAGCGGCTTTGCGTGTGATCCAGACGGGGTTACTCACCTTGTGCCGCCTTCCTGATTTTGACTCCAGCATCGGCCCATTGGTCAATGCGGACGATCAAATTGCGAAGTGTGGCTAGTCGTTCCTTGAGTCCGACAGGATCACAGGAAGGATCGTCCACAGTCTCAATCATCTCAGCCTGATATCTGGCGATAACCTCCTGCATGGCTTTCTGGCCTTGCGTGTTGTCCATGTCAAGGATCGCCAAGGCAAGATCGTGGTCATCCATAGACGGATCGCGCACGACGAGCGTTCGCGGTTTTGGCGGTTCCGACGAAAAATCAGGCTCAGTCGCCTCGATCTCGTCTAGTCGCTTGCGACTCAGCCAGCAGGCGACCATTGCTCCTCCACACAGGAAACTTATCACCAGCAGAAAGACCACTTCTCCGTCACTCATGCGTTCTCCTTTTTAGTAACAACCCCGTCCAGCAGACACAACATCCTCTTGTTTCTGATACCCAAATCCAAGAAGAAACCAATACCTCAGCAGATCAATAAAGTCTTTCGTGGCTCCCGTGGTCCCGCCCTCGCCGGTCCAGTTGCGAAGAGCGAAGATCGTATTCTTGCACGATTCAGCGATGCGTAGCCGTGGCCGGTTCATTACGGATAGCGGTTTATTCCGGTCGAAGTACAGGGCCGAGTTAATCATCCCGACTCCCTCCTGAATCGACAACTTCACTCCACCAGATACAGTCGGAGAGAAGTGGAAACCAATGTCCGCGCACTCCTCTAGGGTAGTCGTCGCTCCGTCCATGCCGACGTGCTTTGCCCCACCAAACCGAGAATCCATGAACCGCTCCCGCACCATGAACTTCGCCTTCGCACCGGGATACATCGACGGGTCCATCCACTTCTCCACCATCGACTCCATGGCCCCTTCCGTGGCCTCGCTCCAGCCCTCCAGATAGGCCGCATGAGACTTGTACTGCATGAGGCCCCACCCGAGCGACTTCTGGGCTGGCCCCTTTTCTCCGTCCGGCTTCGTTGTAGACACCAAGGCCCAGTCGCCAAGAACGCCATACCCCGGCACTAGGTGGATGGCAGACGGAAACTCTCCACAGACGTAATCGCCGTCAGGACATGACAGAATGTAAATCCAGCACCAGTTCCGGGCACCGGCAGGATCGCAGATCATGTATCGGTCGCCCTTCTCGGGGATCGCGGAGTCAGGAACGACATGAATGTCCTCACTGAATAGCGGAAATTGCTGCATCTGTGCCCGTGTAGCGAATCCGTAGAACCGCTCCTTGATGAACTCCTCGCCGGAGCCAAGAGCCGTTTCCATGACGTTCAGGGGCTTCCCGTGAGGGTTGTCCGCCGAATGAAAGAACACCACAGCCCTCTTGCCCTCAGCGTCGGCACACTTCATTACCCGAGGGACCGTGTCAAATTGCCGCTTTCCACAGAATTCAGAGATCATGAGTTCGTGATCGAGTATTCGCTTTATCAGATCCTCCGGCACCGACGACCGGACAGACGATGCACCGGCATCCCGCTTGTACAGCTCTGACAACAGTGTCTTGAAGTCCTTGGGATCGAGGCCCAATGCAGCCCCCTTGTCAGGCTCCATGCCGTCTTTCGGCAGGAGGTAGGCACGGGAATTCATCACCGTCTTAGCTCCGTCATGGAACATCTTCACGGAATCCGAGTACCCATCCACAGGTGTGAAGGGTTGGAGGACCGTCCCGGCGAAGTCATTGACACGAAGCTCCAAGGTCTTGATCCAAGAGGCGGGGCACCTCTCATCGGCCACAATCAGATGGACCATGCCGCCCTCCGGTTCGGCCTGATTGTAGGTCATGAAGGAGCAGTACGACCGATTCGACAGAGTAAACTTCCCCTGGGCGAAGCCGGTTTGATCCTTCCAAACGATATACTCGTTACGGCGACGAGTATCTTTGCCCGGTCGAATTTCTTCCGGCATGAGCTTCCACATGAGGCGCTGTTGATCTTCCATCGACCGCCGATCATTCTCGTGCATCATCCAGACGTATTGCTCCGGCCCGTCTAAGAGTTGCCGCCACGACCGCCTTGCCCCGTACTCCGACTTACCGCCACGATTTCCCCCGTTTATCATCAATGTGGTTACTCGATGCTGAAACCCAAGCGCAGCCTGAACCTCCCGAGCCAAACCCGTATCGACCCATCGGAACTCCACGATGCAGTCGCAGAGCTTCCATGTCGGCGGCTCCCACCCGTAGCGAAGCGGATCGCCCTTCTCCTTGGCAATCACAGTCTCCCTGTGCTTCATAAGTTCAAGCCATGCCTCCGGAGCCATAAGAGCAGCTTCGTCGGGTGATGGGACTCGCCATACAGGGTGAGGAGTTGGGATGAAGTCGGGCATTAGCGGGCAAGCCCTCTTATGTACTTCCTGCACCTCTCACACGTCACCCGCTTGGGGTCCGTTGTCCATTGGGCTTGTGCGCTTATGGCCGTAATCTTGTTGAAGCACAGGGCTGACACTGCCCCGGTAGGCGTAGGGGTTGCCGCTGCCATGTGGGTTAGGGGGTGGGTCATTTCTCCACCCCGCAATCCGTTGTCAGAATCAGGCCGTTGGTCTGAAACCAATACCCATTCATAGGGAATACAAAGTTCGTTATCCCACCCCAAGGCATCCCGTTGGTGTACGTGAATGGCATGGGGTCAAACTTCCAGCCATAGGGGTTGCCTTGCTGGCACTTGCAGGAGGGGCGGGATTCAAGTGTCCTGACCCTTTCGGATAGCTTGGTGAATCGAGTGAACTCGAACTCGTCATTAGAGTCCATGCGCTTGCTGGATTGTTCGTGTAGCCAGTATACGTATCGGTCTTGCCTTTCGAGACGCGATTCATACTCATCCCCCTGCCGGATCACCCTTAACCCAAGGCACCCCACGTACAGGCACAGCGCGTAGAGCATGAGGCGGTCGGGGGTTGTCATTTGAAGATGATCCTTATTGCTTGAATGCAGCATATGAATGTTGTGCTAAGTAGGATTGCCACTGTTACACCGTCGATTGCTTTTATTAACGCCAGCGCATCTGTGTGGGTCATTCCACCACCTCCATCAACTCCGCCACGAGCCTATCCGCCGCCTGCTCAACGGCGAGCTTGGCTTCGGCAATGGATTTGTACGCCCCACAAAACACACCTAGCACATGGCCGTGATAGCGTGGGGACGGTGGACAGCCTTGTAGATGTTTGTACACATCACCAGCAGAGGACAGAGACTCACCATCCCCGTCATCTTCCCACACCACCGGCCTGCGCCGGTACAGACGGTCGGGGGTTGTCATGCATCCCTCCTTACCGCGACTGGATTTGAATTAGGGTCCCATGAGAATATCGCAGTAGGTTTTTCCTTCATGGCCCGCTTTATGGATTGAGTGGCACTGTATCGGTTTGAATAATACGTCACTTCTCCGATTGGCAGATTTAACAAGCCGCAGCGAAGTCGCCCAAGGTATTTCGTGAAATTATTATCGCTCATTCGTTCTCCCTACAGCTTCCGTCACACCACTGAAAACAGTCCTCACAAAACTGGATATCACGAAAGCCCATGATGATCTCATGGCGTAGCTTCCACTTGGCTTCTTGATTGCCATCTGGCGGAAAGCAAATGAACTTTGCCACTAGCTCAAATACGGCGCGATGCTCGTTCACCACATCGTCTTGCGTCCTTGCTTCGTAGATACGATTTATGTCCATCTTCTTGATGGTTTCTTCCAGCTCACGGATTCGCCCAACCGCCCATTCCAAGTTCTGTTGCTCGTTGATCATTTATCCTTTATCCTTCTTCCTTCCCGCCCGGATTTCCCGGCGCACTCGCCTGACTTCACATCGAACTTCTTCGGCAGTCCAGATGACGCAGGCTTTCCATGCCTTGTCTTTCCAGTTGATTACCTGTAGGCCGTGACAGAACTTGTCAATCCTCCGCAGGGCAGCGGGTAGGGTTGTGGTCATGGCAAATCACCTTCAATCACCACTTCGCGGTATCTGAATCTCCAAAGCTCTGCCCTTTTGTAACACGCAAGGTAAGCCCATACCCAAAACCGCATCATTATTTTTGCCTGCGTAATCATAAGCCTCACGTTACCACCTCCATCAACTCCGACACCAGCCTATCCGCCGCCTGCTCAACGGCGAGCTTGGCTTCGGGAACATTATCAAATCGTTCGCGTATTTCCTGCGCCATCAAAAACGGATCGGGACGAAGACATGGCCCATTAAAGTCATTCATATAAAACATTCTCCGTTTGGACAGCTTCCAGAAAACAGGTCGTCAGGTTTGGTTAAATCAGCCGCCGCCAGTGGCTTTATTTTGCTGTGTAAAAACGCATGAGGATCGCTAATCCTAATCACCGAATCCAGCGTAAGTGCTGCCTCGTACTTCGCCGGCCAGCGATTTTTCACCTCTGCCCATTCACTGTCTGATTGATTGGGACACATGTAGCACCTTGACCTTGGCGGTGTGGGCCATCCCATGTCTATAACGGACTGAATGGCGTCCTGTCGCTTTAGGCGCAATTCAACCAATGGGAATCTGACCAATCCGGCCTTGTAGTCCTTACCCTCCATCATTCGGTTATATCGTCGAGGCTCGTCGAACGAGAATCCAATCCATTTAACCCATGATCCTTTTTTGACTCCATGAACACGCTTTAACCATCTCTCGATTGGTCTCACTTTCCACTCGTTGGTGCAGAAATTTGACAACTTTGACGGATTCCCTGTTTGATTGCTGAATGCCGGTATCAACAAAGACCCGCTCGCGTGGAATACACCGGACGCGCTATCGCTTACCCACTGCGGCCCAACCCTGTGAACAACTAGGCCAATCTTGTCAAGAGCAGGCGCAACTACAGAATCCATGTACTCCCATGTTGACGGGGCCTCCCTGCCCGTGTCTGCGATGACTATGAAATCTGGACGCGGCAGCTTGCCTTGAATAATCAAGGCTGCTATCGCGCTGGACTGTGTCCCGCCGCCTGATGAAAATACCTGAATCATTGCCCCTCCCACACCACCGGCCTGCGCCGGTACAGACGGTCGGGGGTTGTCATGCATCCCTCCTTACCGCGACTGGATTTGAATTAGGGTCCCATGAGAATATCGCAGTAGGTTTTTCCTTCATGGCCCGCTTCATGGATTGAGTGGCACTTTGCCTCGATGAATAATGCGCTACGCTTCCAATCGGCATATCTACCAATCGAATACTAAGGCGACCAATTAACTTCTTGAAGTTATACTCTTTCATGCATCCTCCTTCTTTGTTTCCTTCCGCCCTTGCCCCTCGCTCACGTTGGACTGAGCTGGGGAGATGGCTTTGGTGCATTCGTCTCGCACTATTCCGATAGCCGCACGGAGACACGTTTCGCTGGGCAGCAACGTGCGGTGGATTAGCAGCATTCTCCACTCGTTGATTGACCCCTCGGCTATCCGCCCGATCTTTTCCAGACTCTGCCGCAGCCTGTCCCTCTCCGCCTGCACCGCTGCCAGTTGGGTGGCGAGGGTGTAGATGCTCTCGGACAATATCCGGTAAAACTTCATAGTGCCTTCGTCGGCAATATAACTCATCGTCGTATGGAGTTTTAGTGATGTATCCATGCCGTCTGATGGATTGCACGCCTCCACGATCCGATCCAATTCAGTCTTATTCATGGTCCATGTCCAACGTCCGTATTACATCCAGCAAGAGCTGGAATACTTTTCGATCTGGAATCATCCGCATGACATCCAAGATGTTTTGAATCTCGTAAGCCAACGCGCCAACAGTGGACTCGCAAGAACCATCGCGGTCCAGAAATTCCTCTATCCAGTCAATCGTAAACTGGCTGTATTTCGGACCATCAACGGCCTGCGCTATGTCCTTCAGAATCTCTATTATCTTCTCATTCATGATTCAACCCCTCCACCATTTTACCCAACACCGCACACCCCGCCTCAACTTCATGGGCTTCCACGCCTTCACATGCTTGATACATGTGCCATAGGAGGTGCTTCAGTGGGAGCGTGTCGATAGGCTCCCGCTTCCCCTTCTCGGGCATGGGTTGGGGGGTCAAGAACGGATCGCCCAGCACCTTGAATACCAATGCCTGCGCATCGTCTAGGCACTTGCGCATCTCACTGTAGGACATCGGCATCGGGTTAGCCGGAGTGCTTGCCGGTCGATAGCCATCTTCCATCTCGTCTCCCTCATCACATCTCGCAATAGCGTCCATAATCCTTGGAGTGCTTTCGTCGCGCTGTTTTTTCTGCTTTAGAGCCTCTAACAGCCCATCACATTTGCTTTGCAGTCCGGCAATCTCCGCCCGTGCCTCGGCCAGTTCGCGCTGGGCGGTGGCGAGTTCTCCCCTAAGTCTCGCGTAGGTTTGCTGGACAGACCCGTGTTCCTGCTCACATGCCAATTCGTGGGCCTGCCTGCACAGTACCTGCCGGTCGGTGAGTTCAAACCCAGTACACATAAACGCCAGTCTGAGCATCGGGTCTTTGATGTCCCGTGAGTTATGCCAAGCGTCCTGAAGTTTCTTTTCCATGCTCATCTTCCACCTACTCTTTGGTATTTTGCGACTCGGAAAGTAGGGAGCGGATTGTGATGCTCGGCTTCTCTTCGGTATCTCATGGCCGTACCCTTAGAAATGGAAACCATGTGGGCTACCGGGAATCCGTCCGCCTCAATAATATACACGACCGGGACCAGCCCGGCCTTGGGCTTCCGCTTGGCGGTGATTGGGCGGCGCACTTCTCCATAACACGAAACCCTCATTCCCACAACAGATGGAACACACGACTCCCATGGATTCATGTCAATCTCGTCACCCTTGTGAATCCTCTCTCCCGCCTTCAACATCCGATACTTTTTCGCGCTCATGGTTTTGGCTCCTTCAGTTCGATGATCTGGACGCGGATGTACTCTCGTGGACGCATGCCCAGAACACGATCTTGGTCCATCGACAGTCGCTTGTCGTTGATAAGCACCAGATTCTCTACCTCCATGTCACATTCCCATTCCCTTCCGACACGGAGAGATGCGGCGGCTTTCTTCAACCGTGACCTGATATGATCGCAAGACACCATGTCAAAGTTTCGTGAGTGAATGTCCTCGGACTGATCCAGTAATTCGGCCAGTTCTTTGCGGTTCATTTTACGTCCCCGTTAATTGTAATTTCTAAACGCCCATCGCCAAGACACCATCGCTTGCAGACGATCAGGTCCGATACACAGGAGTCCTGCTCCAATAAGGCATCAAGAACGCCCTTGGCCACATTATCCACATCGGGTTTGACTCTGTGTATCTTGCCGGACATGGCGGCCAGCTTCTTCATGCTCCACGACTCGGGCATGGGAAAGTATGCGACAATCCCGACAGTAACCACATCATGCACCGGATAATCCTTGAATGCTTCACGAATCGCGTCTTTGTATTCACGATAACGAAGGACGACCGGCCTTTTCTTCCACGAATCGGCACGGGTCATCCTTGGAGCGCCCATCGGATCAACGTGAACCGTTATCATTTCCATATTCCTAATTTCACCCGAGCATAACGCCATTGCGCGTACTCAGGAGACTGCGTCACTTTGGGCCGCGGCCTTGCTGCGATTCGCTTCCATTCGGATTTCGTTTTCATGGCGCAGAGAGTAACCCTGTTACGGTAAAAGTCAAAATTAAAATTAATTTTATTTTTCCGTTGCATTCATTTTCGCTTCTGGCATAGTCACGAACCAGCAGCTCGAAGAAGTCAACGTGACTTCGGAGAAACCGAAAACGAATAAAGGAGTACGGGTATGCAAACGGTTCCGAAACAGCTTTGTCAGGACTTGCTCTTGGCGAAGATTAACGAAGATGCGGCCAAAGATCGGCGCATCGCCATAGAACAAGAGATCATCGCTTTGACCGGCCTGCCGGACGAAGGGACCCTCTCTGTGGACGCAGAAGGCCACAAGATAAAGATCGAACAGAAGATCGACCGCAAGCTCGACGAGAAAGCATGGGCACTCATCGCGGACAAAATCCCCGAGGCGGTTCGTCCCGTGTCCATAGTCGAGACGTTGAAGCTCGACGTGAAGGGCGTCAAATGGCTCCGCGACAACGAACCCGGCTTCTACAAGCTCCTCTGTGGCGCGATGACGGAGAAGCCTGCGAAGCCGTCCGTCAAGGTTGAGGCGGTGGCATCATGAACCTGTCCGACGTCACATCCGGAACGGTTGAGCGTCCGCCGCGGATCATCCTGTGCGGAACAAGCAAGATCGGGAAATCCACGTTCGCTTGCGATGCGCCTTCGCCTATCGTCATTCCCGTTCGGGGCGAGGAGGGTGTTGACGCATTCGACGTGCCGAAGTTCCCTGTCTGCCAAACCTACGACGACGTCATGTCCTGCATCGGAGCGTTGGCCGAAGAAGATCACGACCACAAGACTGTTGTGATCGACTCATTAACCACATTGGAGGCTTTGGTGTGGGATGCAGTCTGCACCGAAAACCAAGCAGCCTCCATCGAGAAGGTCGGCGGTGGATTTGGTAAGGGCTACACGGAGGCGATCAAGGAGTGGCGCGACCTTATGGCCGGACTGGACTACTTGCGCGAACACAAAGGCATGGGGTCGATCCTCATTGCTCATGTCGTCGTCAAGTCGTTCAGCGATCCAATGTCTGACAGCTACGACACCTTTCTGATGTCGATCAATCAGAAGGCGGCCACAGCTCTAGAGGCTTGGGCCGACGTGATCTTGTTTGCGAACAGCAAGACCTTTACCAAAACGGAGAAGGTCGGAATGAAGGAGGTCAAGAAGGGCGTGTTGCGTGACGAGCGAGTCATGTACACGCAGAAGCGACCAGCACACCCTGGCGGTGGGCGCGGAGTGTACGGGCGACTCGATTATGAATTGCCGTTTTCGTTTGAAGCATGGACAGCCGCAGTTGCGGCAGCAAGAGGAGAGAAGAAGTGAGTTACACGGTGGTTGTTATGAACAACGAGGGGAATACGCCTGTCTCGATCTACGAGCAGACCGTCGAGAATCTTAAACTGGCCGAGGTAATAAAGGCCGTCAACAAGCCCGAGCGCAAAAAGCGCACAACGAAGGAGAGCAGCAGCAATGAGTGACCTGTCAAGTCTGAACCTGAACGTCGAAGAAGAAGCCAAGGACGCCGAAGGCGGAGGTTCCCTCCCGCTTGGCAAACACCTTGTGGTTGTGACCGCCAGCGAGGTCAAGGAGACGAAGGCCGGAAACGGCTTGCGCCTTGCCTACAACATCCAGTGTATCGAAGGGGAATGCGAAGGCGTCTCTATGGCGTCAGGCTTCAACATCGAACACAGCAACCCCGAGGCAGCCCGCATCGGTCGAGCGCAGCTTGCTCAGTTGTGTCTTGCCGTTGGAGTCACCAACCCGAAGAATTCGGAAGAACTCCACGACAAGCCGGTCTGGGTTACGATCAAACCCAACCGCAAAGACAACAAGCCCGAGGTCGGACGCTTCGACGCCTATGAAGGCGCAGCACAGGCCAGCAAGCATGTCGCCGCGAAGCCTGCACCGGCCCCTGCACCAACAGCAGCGGCAGCGAAGCCTGTTCCGCCGTGGAAGAAGAAGTAGCCGTGATTCAAGTGGCTTGTGCGTAGCTTCAGTATTTAAGGAACGCTCTGACAGCCGGGAAAGACCGGCATTTAATTTCAAGGAGCAACATGGAAATCCCCGCCCCGTCCGACACAACCCACGCCCGAATTTTCGCCTCATGGGAAGAAGGCCAAGACTCTCGCCACAGCAGACGCCTCGGCGCATCCTCCATCGGAAAGGAATGCGAGCGCGACATCTGGTACTCGTTCCGTTGGGCCAAGAAGAAGCGGTTCGACGGCAGGATGCTCCGCCTATTCAATCGCGGCCACAGAGAAGAGCCTGTCGTTTGTTCCGACCTTCGCCTCACTGGGGCCGAGGTGTTGGAACTTGATCCCGACACCGGGAGTCAGTGGGAGTTCTCGATTCTTGGCGACCACTTCGTTTGCAAGGTAGACGCCGTTGGAGTCGGCTTCGTCGAAGCACCCGAGACGTGGCACGTCATAGAGATCAAGACGCATAACGACAAATCGTTCAGCAGTCTCAAATTAGGAGGCGTGAAGGCAGCCAAGCCGGAACACTACGCACAGTGTATGACCGGTATGGGTATGTCCGAAATGACCCGCGCTCTGTACGTGGCCGTCAACAAGGACTCTGACGAGCTTTATATCGAGCGCATTCGATTCGACGCGAAGGAGTGGCAGGACTTACAGAACAAAGCCAGGGCGATCATTGGCGCGCGTGTCCCGCCCGAGAAGATCAACAACAGTCCGGCGTTCTACAAGTGCAAGTTCTGTGACCACAACTCTATCTGTCACGAGATGGGCGAAGTCGCGGAGAAGAACTGCCGGACGTGTGAGTATAGCGACCCGCTGGATTCAGGCGGATGGTTCTGTGGTAAGCATGTAGGCGACATCGACGAGGCCCGACAGAAGCAGGGTTGCGCGGACCATCGCTACCGGGAAGGAATGCTCCCGGCAGAGGCACAGAAGGCTCTGGATTTGTTTGGCGGTAAAGTGATCGTTGATACAGGAGTTGCATTTTAAAAACCCTACCCATCGCATTACCAGACGAGGCGTTTACAAAGGTGAGCGAACTCGCCCGTGTCCACAAAACAACAATCCCTGAGCTGGCCGTATTCTTGATCCTGTCCAAGTTGGGCATGATAGGCGACGGAGAGATGAAAAAGGAGATGCAGAAGAAGTGAAATACGAAATCGACCTAAATCATCCAAAAAACAAAATCGTTCATGGCTACAATTCGATGATGGACGCCATGGACGACCAGAGGATATTCACCGTCACGCAAACGACTCGCGGCTTCATTGTGGAAGAACATTGCGACGACTATTTCTCTGTCCTTCTCTCCGGCGAGCAACTTGAAGCCCTTGGCCGAGAGCTTATCGAAATGGCGAAGCGAAAGGCCCCATGACCCTCCGAACCTATCAACTGGACTGCACCGATGCCCTGTGGAACAACATGCAGGAACATAGTGTAGCATCTGTACCCACAGGTGGAGGAAAAACTCACATCATCGGTGAACTCTGCCGGAGGGCGTTACAGTATCCCGGTACGCGAATTTTGGTAGTGACTCATGTCAAGGAATTGGTGGCTCAGAACGTCGAAAAGATAGCCGCCGTCCTGCCGTTTGGTTGCGACATCGGAGTGTATTGCGCCGGACTCAGGCAAAAGCGAATCGGAGCCGTGACGGTGGCCAGCATCCAGTCCATCCACAAGGTAAGAGCAAAACTCCCGGCGTTCGATCTAATCATCGTGGACGAGGCCCACAGGGTGCCCAACGAAGGCGAGGGCCAGTACCGGGAACTTATAGCCTCACAGCCGGACGCTAGGGTCATTGGACTGTCTGCCACACCCTACCGCCTTCGTGGTGGCCTCCTGACCGATGGGGACCTATTCAAGTCATTGGTCTACGAGGGGTCCACCGAAGAACTCATCAAGCAAGGGTGGCTATCCCGCATCAAGGCCCGCGAGACGAGCGCACACGCTGACCTATCCAACGTGAAGACGGTAGCCGGTGAATACAACCTTGGCCAGATGGCCGAGGCGATGGACACCATTGCACTGACCAAGGCGGCAGTAAACGACATGGTCGTGCATGCCTCCGACCGCAAGAGCATCATCATATTTGCGGCATCGGTCGAGCATTGCGACCACATCAAGGCTGCTTTGGTGGCAGCAGGCCAAGACCGCATTGCAATCATCACGGAAAAAACCAGCCACTACGACCGGGACCGATTCGTGGTTGAGTTCAAGCGCGGAACAATTCGCTACCTCATCAACTGTGCTGTCTACGTCGAAGGGTTCGACGCCCCTAACGTGGATTGCGTAATTTTGCTCAGGGCTACGCAATCTCCTGGAAGGTACGTACAATGTGCGGGCCGCGGGCTTCGGCTTTCGCCCGGAAAAGACTTTTGCTTATTATTAGACTACGGCGGCAACATCGAACGATTCGGCCCCATCGACACGATCACAGCCAAACGAGCCGTATCAGGCAAGGGCGTTGCCCCGGTCAAGACCTGTGGCGAGTGCATGTCCATCATCTCAGCAGGCTACAAGACCTGTCCCGAGTGCGGCTACGTGTTCCCGGAGGTTGAGGCACCACCCACACCGAAGCACGGAGTAGTGGCGTCCACCAAAGACCCCGTGAAGGTTCAGATCGAGGAATATCCCGTCTTGGACGTGAAGTACACCACCCACTTGAAGATCGGCGGAACGCCATCCATGCGGGTCGAATACAAGGTTGACCTCTGGCGGCGGTTCAGCGAATGGGTCTGCGTTGAACATGCTGGATTTGCTCGACAAAAAGCGGAACTCTGGTTCGCGCAACGCGGCATCCTCCGCGCACCAATGAAGGTCGCCGACGCGGTAAAGGTTTGCATGGAGCAGAAGATTCAGCAGCCACTAAAGATCATGGTCAAACAGGGTAAATACCCAGAAATAGTGAGGCATGTATGGTAAGCATAACCGCAGGAATAGTAACGCCAAGTCAGAAGGTTTGGGTTATCACAGACGCCCACGACCACAAAAAGCTAAAAGAAGGAGATAGGGTTATCATGACCGAGACGCCGTCCTTTCAGAATCTACTATACCGACCCTCGGATGACACCCTTCACGACTTATCGGACGATCACGAGCAGTATGTCCACATGGAGGAGGCGACCAAATCATGACCCTCACCCACGCAGGGCAACTCCGCAAGATAAAGGCGGAGGCGGAGCATCAAGCCCAAGACTTAAAACGGCAACTCAAAAAAGCAAAGACAATAGCCACTATCACACTTCGCTACAATCTTGAAGCAAAGGCAGAGATTGTCTCGCTACAAGAACAGATCGACAGCAAGAATTCAGAGTTGCACGCAGGGCGATTACAGAACGAGTCAAGTCAAGACGCATTGAAGTCGGAAATAGGGAGGCTACAGGACTGGATCAATGGGGAACCAACCAGAACAGCAGCCAGAGTGGAACACTCTAGAAGGAACGCGCAGAACTCCATCATAACTATAGACCTGAGTGGTAACTCAAGGACGTTAGGATTCAAATCATGACAAGACCCGAATGGATACCCAAGGAACCGAACGACGAACACTGGAACCATAACAGAGAGATGCTGGCTCGGTACGTAAGGAACCAAGTGGAATACCATGTCGATCTGGAAACAAGACCGTCCTTCCAAGATTTTCTCTCGCTGTGGGCTACCTCGCACATGGACTACTGGGACACGCTCAACGCTTCCTTCTGGAGAACCTTCTGGCATGCCTACAATGTCTTTTGCGCGGGCAGAGTGAGTGTTCGCAAAGATTGACTCCACCCCACCCTTCTGCTTTACTCAGTCCCAGTCCCGACGAATCGGGGCGACCGCCGTAAGCGGGAAAAGAACTATGAACTCAATTCAAAAGCACAGAGCTGCGTCTCGCTCGGGTTTTTCCGGGCATCGTCCGGGTTCACCCCTTACGGGGCGGGACGTGGCTCTGTGCTTTTGGAGGAATGAAGAATGAATAAACCAGAAAACGTATTATGGGCAGAATTCATGGCCGCAGCACTGCAGCCTGTTATCGCCGGAAACTGGAAAAACGATAATATGAGTATACTGGATATCGCAGATGCAGCCGCCAATCACGCCGATTGCGCCTTAAACGAGTATTACGCCAGATACAAGAGAGACGGAGAGAGAACTGAACATGAATGCTTTAACTGCACTATGACGGCAAACGACTATCTTGATCGCAAAGAGGATCAAAAATAATGTCCTACCATAACATCCCGAAAGAACTCAAAGACCTCAATCAATGGGTTGTCTGGAAGCTCGTAGCCGACGCAGACGGCAAGACAACGAAGATTCCGTTCAACCCACTGACCGGACGGAACGCCTCCACAAAAGACCCAGGGACATGGTGTTCGTATGACGCCGCCGTGTCGAATGTGGACTACTACTCGGGTATCGGCTTTGTGTTCAGCAAGGACACCCCCTACTTCGGCATAGACATCGACAAGATCGACGACGAACACGCCGAACTCCCTAACTGGTTTGAAACCTACGCAGAGCGATCCTTCTCGGGGGAAGGCATCCACATCATTGGCAAGGGAAAGCTGCCGGGGCGAGGCAGGAAGAAGTCAACGGGAGAGCATAAGGGTGTTGAGGTTTACGACGCAGGCCGCTACTTCGTTATGACGGGAGACGTTATCACAAAAGAGCCGGTGAAAGACTGTCAGGAAAAACTCGATGCCTTCTTTGAAGCCGAATTCGGAGAGCCAGAGGAAGAAGCACCTCAAAGGCAGTACCGCCCCACACCCAGACCAATCAGCGAAAGCGATCACGAATTGCTGGACCTCATCCGGCAGTCAGATAGCGCAGCAAAATTTGAACCGCTCTGGAACGGCGACATATCAGCGTTCAACGACGACCACAGCAGGGCTGATGCCTCCCTCATGGCGATCCTTTATTGGTGGACGAGGGGCGACCGGCTCCGTTGCGAGTCATTATTCCGACAGTCAGGCTTGAATCGCCAGAAATTCGAGAGCAGGCAGGACTACAGAGATTTGACTTGGAAGAAAGTGGACGACGGAAACGTCAGAGACGAAACGCCACCAGAGATGGACTTCTCGGCAATAATAGCGTCGGTAAAGGCCCCCACCGTAACCATCACTACACCCAAGGCCACCACAACAGACCGCCCATGGGACACAGTGACGATTGAGGACGTAAGAGATGCTATATCGGGAACGGTCCTCGGGACTATTGCAGACGCTATTTGCGCCCCCGGCAAACCGGAACTCCCCCTTGAGGTCGGCCTATCAAGAGGTCTTGCTCTTTGTGGTTGCGCCCTGTCACAGAAACGGGTGAAGCCGCCTGGATTGGCAGGAGCCATAGCCCTCGGCCCAGAATGGGCGAAGGTCCGAATTCTATCCGCAGACGGCCAGGTGCCCAATTTCTACTGTCTCCTCATCGGACGCTCCTCTGCGGGAAAGGACGTTGGCGGAATAGCGAGAAAGGCCGCACAACGCCGCAAATGGCTCCTCGCCGCAGCAGGAAGCGAAGAAGGTCTACAAGACCGCCTTGTAGCCACATCGAATGGCGTTATCGCCATCGGAGAAATGCAGAACTGGTTAGACAAGACCCACTGGCAGTACAAAGCGGCCTCATTCCTGACCTCCGTATTCACGGAAGGCTGCATAGATACGGCTCTTTCCACTAGAGGCGACGCCAAGGCTCGCTATTCCGAGTTCTGCTACCCAAGCATCATGGCGGCAGTTCAGCCAGGGGTAATCGAGCGCATGGCGACAACCACGGCTGTTGAGTCGGGCTTCCTTGGCCGCTTCCTAATATGCCAGATGCCCGTAGGGACGCGGTCCATCGCCCGGACGGGTGATATGTCGGCTATCCACAAGCAGGTTTTTGACGCCCTTTCTGTGCTAACCAGAAAGGAAGGCGACGTAGACCCAGGAGAGGACTATCAGCTCGAACTGGAGGACCAGTTCGCAGCCGCAGGCTCAGAACCATTCGCCTCATGGCGGCGACTCTGTGGCGAATACTACCCCCGCATGGCTCTCATCCTGTCCAGCAGCCCGAACGACACATCCCTCATGGCCCGAATCACAGAGGACGGCAAACGCAGGGCAAAGGTCCTAGTCTATTACTTCTTCCGGCAGGCGCAACAGGTATTCGGAAAACTCTACTTCTCGACCGAACAGACAACATTCGAGAACTTCCTGCACCGGATCCACCTGAAAGTCTGGAGGTCCCCAAACCGCCGCTGCACGAAGTCCGACATAAGCACCGACATCGGCAAAGGCACCACCGCAAAATGGCGAGAAATGGTCATCGACGAACTCGGCCAGAGAAAGGCCGTCTCCATCGCCAAAGACGGCAAAGAATGGACCCTCACAGCCATCAAGGAACCACAGGAATGAACACCATTTTAGGTTTAGGATTAGGAAAGCCGTTCCTAAATGCTTTCCTAAACCTCAAGTCGTTAACACATAGCAACTTACGGAGCAACTTAGGAAAAAACAGCCACCCTACCC